ACCACCTTGTCTTGTTCCAGCGGCAGAGATAGCAACAGGAATTGCATTACCACCAACAGAGCCAGCACCGCCACCACCACTGCCAGCAGTGTAATTACCAATACCACCGTTATTGCCTTGTCCCACTATGCCAGTACCAACAGATGTATTGTCTGATGCTCCATTGGTTGAATTACCTCCACCAGAGCCACCATTACCTCCAGCACCCGCACTAGGGGCGGCTCCATTACCGCCGCCTGTAACAACAATAACGCCAAAAGCTGAAGATGATCCTTGCGCCCCAGCATTTCCACCAGCGCCTACAGTAACGGTAATGCTTGACCCAACGGTAATAGAGTAGCCAGTAGCCGTTAATAGACCGCCTGCACCGCCACCTCCACCGCCTGAAGTATTAGCCGTGGTAGAAGCACCACCACCCCCGCCAGCCACGACAAGGTATTCCACCGTTGTGACAGGGTAGTTAAGGCCGTTATAGGTAGCAGATAAAACGCCGCCCGAATATCTTTGAGACATAAAAGTCTCCTAATTATGTAATTTCTTCAAAGCTAATTGTTGCAACCAAGTCACCAGTCGCACTAGCAAGCGCACCAATTGATTGGTTCTCAAGCAGATAGAACGTAGTGGTCTTATCAGTCACAATTAACGAAGCATCTGCTGGAATTGAAATGGTTGAAGCAATCGCAATTGCTGTTCCACCTAAAGCCGCCGCAGAGTAAATGTTTACTGTGATGTCAGCCGCAGATGTGCCATCAATGTTGGCAACCACAATTGAGTTGATCTTGAAGACCTTACCACTTGATGCGGCGTTTGATGCCAGTTGCGTTGCAGTCGTTAAAACAGCAACAGAAAGCGAGTTGCCAATGATGCTGGTGACGTTAACAATATTGGGTGCGGCCATGATGACTCCTTATAGTCCAAAAATTAGTGAGAAAGCGATTGCTTGACCTTTGGTAGCGCCAGCGGCTACAAAAGAAAGGTTGCCAGCACCGTCAGTTTTAATAACTTGATTTGCTGAACCGTCCGCTGTTGGATATTTTAATGCGGCAGGGTTGTTCATCAAAAGTTTTACAGTGCCTGAAGCGTTCTTTGTATAAACGCTCATATCTGCATTTGCAATGTTCAGCGCAAGCTCACCACTGACCAAATTGCCAGAAGTTGGGACTGTCGCCGCCGTAGTGCTGTGATACAGCGAGATAGGTGTGTAAGTTGCTTGTGCCATTTAAAAAGTTCCTCCTGAGATTCCACCGGGTACAAAAAGCATTGAGCCGTTAAATGTTAATGCTGACCCCATTGTCAGTTGATTTCCAGCGTTTTGATAAGCCACGCCATAAGACGTTCCGTTCAGCGCATACAACTCTGTGATGTCGCTGTTAGTGCCTGACTTTGCGGCAACTAGGTTTGTTCTTGCGTCAGTAGCGTTTGTTGCTCCTGTGCCGCCATTGGTAACTGCCAAAGTTCCAGCCAAAGTAACCGCACCACCAGTTGCAGTAGCAGGCGTTAGACCAGTAGTTCCTGCGCTAAAAGTTGTTACACCACCAGCAGGAGCTGGTTGCCATGATGCAGTTGTGCCGTTAGACGATAAAAGATAACCGTTAGCACCAATCGGCAATCGACTTGCCGTGTTGACACCAGTTCCGAGGATTAGATCACCTGTTGTGGTGATTGGTGACAAAGCGTTAAATGCGGCAGAGGCTGTTGTTTGACCTGTACCGCCTTGAGCAATTGTTACAGTTGTATATTCATCAAGTAACCTCCACCACGCACTACTGTGAGCAAAGTACATAGCATTGGTTGCGTGTGAGTGGGCTATTGCGCCGTGAGAAGTAGCCGCAGATGGAAAAGCCGCTTGGTTAGCATAATAAAAAGGAATCATGCTCCCGACTTGTGGAGCAGTGATTGCACCATCATCAGCAACAGTCACCAAACTGTTCTGTATTATTTTTCCAGTTGTAAGGTCAAACCGTGCAATTGCGTTGTCGGTTGCAGAGGCTGGGCCTGACACATCACCCGCGCCAGCAGGAGTAGACCAAACGCCATCACCTCGCCAAAACGTAGTGGCAGATGCAGAAGTTCCGCTGTTTAAATTAGTAACAGGCAAGTTTCCTGTGACATCAGCCGTTAGAGACACCGCCCCAAAGGTAGGCGCACCACTTGCATTTCCATGAAGGACTGTGGTTGATGTGCCTGCGGCAGTGGTAGCCAAAACAGTCGCTGATGAGGCATAAGTTATGCCGTATTGCGTAAATGCGGAAGTAGCGCCTGTACCACCATTTGTGTTAGCCAGAGTACCTGCCAAGGTAATTGCGCCTGTAGATGCGGTGCTTGGCGTAAAACCAGTAGTTCCAGCGCTGAAACTTGTAACACCACCAGCCGCACCGTTTGCCGCCGAAGTGATTCGACCCTGTTGGTCAACCGTTATATTTGCACTCGTGTAAGCGCCGGGCGTCACCGCCGTATCAGCAAGAGAGATTGTCCCCGTGGAGGTGATTGGGCCTCCCGTGAGTCCCGTACCCGTCGCTATAGACGTAACACCAGAGCCGCCAGAAGCAAGAGTTGCCCAAGCGCCATTGATGTAACCCTCAAGTAAGCCAATGGTTGTGTTGTAGCGAATAGTACCGTTGGTGGATGCACCTCGTTGCCCAGTGGTTCCTGCGGGTAGGACTATGCCCCCCGAACCGGGCACCGTCGGGTTGCTCGCAATCGCAATAACTGGCGAGTTAACAAAGTTACCATCCGTTACATCAATTTGATTTGCTGTTCCAAGAATCGTTCTAGTCGAAACCGTAGTTGGGCTGGTCAGCGCCAAGGCACCCGTACCCGTTGCCCCAGCAACAGCCAAAGCGACCCCAGTCAGTGCAAAGGCTGGCGCACCAGCAACTCCATCCCCATTGGTAACAGACAATCCAGCCGTAGACGAGGTCATTGTCCTTGCCACAACCGCGTTGCTTGCGGTCTTGGCAATCATGCCGTTAGAAGCCGCTTCTAAGCTCCCAGAGGCGGCGTTTAGGGTGATCTGAAGGGTAGACTGCGCACCGCCATCAACAAGCCCAACACCTGTTCCATTGGACAAGGCACGACTGTTGGCTAGAGTTGGCTCTTGGTTCTTTGTAATGAACGTCTGAGTTTGAACAGGAGATCCAGCAAGCGCGGCAGTCGTGGTCTTTACAGTCTGACCGTTTTGGACAATCGGAACAAGCTCCGTGCCAGTAATTGCGCCAGCCGTAGGTAATTGTGTGATCGTTACTTGTGCGGACATATTATGGGCTCAGTTGGTCTAGGTTACCGTTGTTAGCAGGGGTCTGAGTATTACCTTCTGTCGAGATGATGAAGCTACCACCAGTGATACCGTTTTGGGTAGTGACAATGTTGTTGTCATTGGCGGCAACGCTCACGTCAGGACGTGGGAATCTGATCGTTATTTTCTCAGTTTTTCGGGCTGGAAGTCTATAGGGATCTTTCTCATCTGCACAGTTTTGCCCACAGACTTGGAGACCGGGGAAGTTCGGGTCAGGTCTCATCTCGTCGTGAGCGCGCTTCATCCTGCACCTATCGCAAATTGCAATAGATAAAGTAGCGTTTCCACGAGTTTCAAGAAAGACTGGCATTATCTTGTATACACTGAAATGTTAGGCGCCAGATAGATCGGGCTACGATCACGCTCTTCCTGCTCCACCTGATTCAGATACTTTTCAGCTTGAGCTTCAAGGTACTGGATGCGTGGTAGATCGACACCGGGCAACTCTAGCGCCATCCTGTGCGACAACATCATCAGCGTCGCCTCGTACCAACGAGTTGGGATGTACAGCTCGTTTGTCAGTGAACCAACGTCCATAATCTGTTTGCTGTACCACACGGTAATTTGTACGAAAGGATCGCTAGGGACGGGCCACAAATACAGCGAGGGCAGGGGAATGGTGCGGTCAAACCAGAATTGGAAGGGTTGGTTCGATGTGAAGTTCTTGTTTGGCAGGTTTGTGTAGTCATCGCGGTTTAGGCGAGACATAGTGATCTCGGTCGAGTTGTTCCCAACGTAAAACTCACGCAAAGCAAGCGTTGCACCACCAGAAATGCGGACGCGGTAGTACTGGACGGCTTGACCGGGGTTTATATCCGTCCAAATCCACTTGTTATCCGTTACCGTTACAGTGCCAAGGCTTTCAAGCGTTGTATATGTAACATTATCTGTTGAGTACTCAAGCGTCAAAGTCCACGTTTGACTACCACCACCTGATACGTAAGGCAACAAACCAATTGAGCCAGCATAGATTTCTTGATTTGTACCAAAATTAGCTGAAATGTTACCGTTTGCGCTTGTCTGTAAGCAGAACGTGTCTACGTCGTTATCACCTACGTTTCCAACCGTACCACCCGCGGAGGATGTGTAGCTAGCAGTGGGGCGGTTCATGGTGCGGTAGAGCACGTTTAGAGCGTCGTTTGCACCTGCGGGTAGGTAGTACACGTAATTGTTTGCAGAGACGCCTATAACGGTCTTATCGATGGCGAAATACTGGATCCCAATATTAATCAGGTTCTGCAAAAGAAAGCTCAAAGACTGACGAGCGGACACAAGTTGCTCAGAGGTTAACTCTTCGGCAAGCTTGCCAGCACGTCTTGCACCGTGATCAATCAATGTTTGGACGTTGACCGTTTGACCAAATGTATCTGAGTACGCCATATCAGCACTTCCAACGTGCAAGTGCCGCCGCTTTACGCGTTGGCTTGCCTTTTTCGTCTTTCATCGGCCCCTTCACCCCGCTCATACGAGCACAGAAAGAATCTTTTCGTGCGCCGCCTTGAGGTTGGGGTGCTTTTAAATTACTGCCTGTTGCGGCATTGTATTTGGCTCGACCTTTGGCAGTTAACCCAGCCCCCTTAGAAGCAGGTAACTTTTCACCGCGACCAACAGCAAGAGAGGGAGTCTTTTTTGCCATATTTAAAACCTGTATTTAGCTGTTTTCTGCGCAATCTTTTTAGGTTGCGCTACGAATTGTTTTCCTTGGGCTTTTCCTGCTCGCTTGGCTTTGGTCGTCGAAGCGTACTCAGCAGGGCTGAGGCTTTTGATCGCAGACTCAGGAAGGTATCTTTCACCAGTGTCAGAAGATTTTTTACCACTTTTGGTTCTCCATTTTTGATCGCCCCAAGCCTTCAATGATTGCTGAGGAGCTTTAATCACGATAACCACCACCTGCGTCTTTATAACGCTTTGCAACAACTTGCGCCTTACGAGCAGACCACTGTCCAGCACCCGTGCCAGCAGTAGCCTCAGACTTTACATCATTGAAAATACGCTTACGAAGTTCTGGCTTGGTGTAGTTACCTGCGGCGTTGACGGTAGATTTACCGCCTTCTTTGTAAGAGGCTGTCTTAGCGGCATTTGCAAAGTCGCTGGACTTGGGAGCACCCTTGCTACCAGCACTGCGCATCTTTTCACCAGAACCAGAGGCTATTCTTTGCTTCTTAGCGGCAATGTTTGCATACAAACCACCACCCGCCATCTTTGCATCTTCTTTTATAAATTCTTTGCCAACTTTTTTTGGAATGCCAACCTTCTTGGCAAACGCAGGGTTATGTGCGACTGCCGCCATCAAATTATGCTGGGAAGGTGATTTGCTTGGCATTATGCGTATCCTTTGACCATCTCCAAGATGCACCAGTAGGTGTCACCAGCAGATGCGTCAGCCGTGCTAAAAACAATGTCACCAGTAACGCCAGCACCACCGTTGTTGGTAATACCGCCAAAGCCTGTCATATCAAGCGTCTGAGTCGCACCAGACGACGAGAGGAAGAACGGCACATCAGTTGTGGCGTCCCAAAACATTCTGACTTCCATGCCGTGATTGGCAATGTAGATTTTGGTGACTGTAACCCTATCGCACGCCGCACCTGATGCGCTAGCAGTTAATGCAGAAACATCAACCTTTAAAACCGCGGACTCACCAGTGCCGTCACTGATGTTTGTAAATTTCATAATAGCCGTACGCTCGTTATCAAAAAGCGTTTGACTTGTGACTGCATCAGCCATATTTTTCTCCAATTAAAAGCAGGGGCCGAAGCCCCCACTTAGGTTTAGCACTTTACTGCACCACCACGTTTTCTAGCAGGGGTTACTGTCACGGACTTTTCAGTCTTGGTGACAGAGCCAGAGGGCTTGTCCTTGCTAGTAAACAGACTCTTAGCACCCTCATACAGCTTGCGTGGAACGCTACGGATAGCTTTCGCCATGTCCATATCGCTCTCGGATGGGCCGATTGATTTGTCGTAAGCGCCTTTGGAAGCGTCAGTTACGCCACCGCCAGATTGATACTTCAGGTTGCTCTGGGCTTTTGCTTGCTTCATCGCTGTTGTATTCTCAGCCTTGAAGGCAGATTGCTCTTTCTTCTGGGCTGGTGTAACACTGCCACCTGTTTTAAAGGTGCCAGCTACACGGTTATTGCTGACAAAGGCAGATGGTTTTTTGGCAGGCATTGCCACGGCATGACCGCTGTCGTTAACAGCTCCCCCCGTGGCGAAGTGCTTTTTTGAGGCACCACCTTTTGTGATAGCACCGCCACGCTTGTCACCACCGGGGCCGGGCTGTTCAGACTCTACAAATAGATTGTCTGTGCCTCTTACCCTAGTTTTTGACGTTGGCTCTACATCACCACCTTTTTTGTAACCACCAGCATTACTCATTGCAACGCCGCCAGTGGCATAACCACCTTGACCGTTTACAACACCACCAGTAGCCATGGCTTTGCCGCCGTGCTTCATTTTGCCCTTGCCATCCGCCGCAAAGTCAGGAACCATCTTCCCATCCTTCTCGACCATAGCCATACCGCCAGACTTTAGACCTTTATGACCTTT